ATCCCAAACAATTCCTGCACTGTCGGCAGTCGCCAATCTTTGTATCCAGCAAAATCAAATTCTTTACATCCGCCCATAGCATCCTGCCATTTCTGTGGTTTTACACTATAATCCTGCGAATCACGCAACCACATCAGTCCAGTTTTTTTATCTGTCACCGTGCCATCTCTGTTATTAACATAACGTTCTGACAAATTCTGCCGATGATGTTGTTCTTCATAAATTTCATATTGTTCCATTATCCACCTCCCAATTTCTTCGCTATTGTTTGCGTTAATTCTTTTATCTCCGCCAAATAATTTGTCATAAATTTTATTTTATATCATTTTTTTTTCATATATAAATCTTGCCATACTAACATCTCTTCTATCAAAACAATTTCTTATGGCACCGTCAACAAGTTCTTCAGTATTTAAATATTTTTCAAAACTTAAATATCTTGCGTCTAAGTTATCTTTATATTTAACATAACTATATTTAATTGCTTTTTCTATATCAACTGGTATCTTGCTAACTTTATTGTAATCACCTTTACGAAATTTTTTAAATCTACTTACAATTCTTTCGTAAAAACTTTTCGATTCCGGATGGGTAAATTTTGAAAGAGCAACCATAAGCTCTATTCCACTTTTACCGCCTCTTAATGCGTTAAAATAGGTTTTAACTTTACCGACGCATTTCTTTGACACACAATATTTATCAGCAAGTTCATAAACACCCAATGGTTTTATACCAGCCTTATATTTAAAACCATCTATATACGGTTGAACATCGGTTGCTGCAATTTTTATATCGAGTTCCTGAAGCTCTCTTTGGCTCCAACCTTCCATTCTCGCAGCATCAACAACAATCTTTCCACTATTATAAATACGCCCGCAATACATATATTGATCGAGTTGTATTGCAATAATTTCATTTTCATCTTTATTTGAAGCATCATCTTCTTTTTCGGGAAGTGTCATTATACGCTTAAGCCATTCTTTGTCGCGTTCCCATACCAGTCCCGTGTTCATGGTGTATTTATAAAATGCAGCACCCTGGTCACCGTCATAATCTCCGCCGAATGCCTTCCACAAATCATCAGGAACAAATATTATGTCTTTCCATAATGCTATTCTTGTTCTTATCGGCACAACCCATGGAAATCTCGTAACATATGCTTCAAATTCATGACATTTTTCATTCATGATTTTCAATAGACTTATTGGCATAACAACACCATAAAGCCCCTTTACTTCAGGTTGCATTGATTTGCTAATCCATTTTTCTAACGTCTTAACTGCCTCATTCCATACTTCAGGATGAAATAATGACTCTTTGGCTTTCAATCGTATACCATGAAATCTTAACTTCTTTTCGCCTTTCTGTTTGTATCCAAATAACGTATCAACAATTTTATCATTCATTAATTTACCTTCAAATACAGCTTTATGTTCTGTTAAATCAGTTTTAGGTATAAAATTAAGAAATGCCTGCAAATCCCACTTTGCCTGAGGATTTCGTCCCAATATATCCGAATTTTTTCTTTTAAGATTCCTACTGAACAATGATCCAGGAGTTAATCTTGGTATCCATTTTATCAAATTAGATAATTTTTCTTCACTTAAACCAAATTTGTTTTCTCCCACTGGAACCAATAAATCAGCATTACATTTAATATGTTTTGGTGTTGGAAATATAAGACCCTTAGTTGCTAAAGTAGTTTTAGCGCCTGGCTCAATTCCATTTTTTTTCATCCATTTTACATGCCCGAAAAGCAATCCTTCAAATTTATCCATATCACTAACTATTTTAACTCTGGGTTTTATTTGAAAATCATGCATTTCACCTATAATTTTCTGTATACGATTCATTCGTTTGCACATAGGTAATTTCATAAACTCTTCGTGGAATCCTAATTCTTCAACAATATCTTCTATAATTTGTGTTTTAGCAAATTCTATTTTACCCCATGATTTAGCGCCCCTGCCACCACCATGTATTCTTTTAACATTCCATTGCGCTATGAATCCTTTAATTTTAGCTTTTTCTACTAATTCTAAATATTCATCACCAGCAAACGATCCTCCAAGTTTCATTACAGTAAATGAATTATCTAAAATTCGACGCATATATGGTCTGTGAGTTAACATACTTACATGCTGACAATGTTTTCTCACATCCTGTTTTATTTTCGGATGTAATTTATCATAACTTGTCAATATGCCATTTTCACACACAAATTCGGGAATTATTAAATTTGATACTATTTTCATATATTCTCCCTATTATCACTATTCGACAAAATAACAATACTTTAGATCCTGATCAGTTATTGTTTTTTTGCAATCTGGACACACACACTCACCTCCTGTTATTTTTTCGTTATATGTTAAGGGTTCCTGACATATATCAATATTAATATTTATTATATTCCAGCAATGTGGACAATGAATCCTTTTTCTTATCCAATTTATTGTTTTAGACATCCCGTAACCTCGTATTCTGAATAATCAAATCACCATTGCACAGGCTTGATCGTACCACACGAACGTAGTACACAGTAGTCTTATCGTCATGGGTTATATCACCATTGTTAAAACCCACATACATGGCGTCGCCAGTAGTCGGCATATAATCCGTTGCCGTCCAATACCAATAATCTGGACAAATGAAAACATCATCAATTAACGGAAATTTCTTCTTCTTAAAATCTACAATCCCAAACAATTCCTGTCCCGTCGGCAGTCGCCAATCTTTGTGCCCGGCAAAATTAAACTTCCGGCATCCGTCCATAGCCTTTTGCCATTTCTGCGGTTTTACACTGTAATCCCATGGATCGCTCAACCACATTAACCCAGTCGTCGTGTCCGTCACCGTGCCGTCTCCGTTATCTTTATAATGCTTTATTTTCATTCCACCCTCCTCTGACGGGCCGAACGTAGTACGCACTGGTCTTATAGTTGATGTCCACGGAGCCGTAAGTGAAGTTCACGAACATGGCGTTGGCAGTACTCGGCACGTAATCCGTTGCAGTCCAATACCAATACTTTGGGCAAATGAAAACATCATCAATCAACGGAAATTCCCTCTTCGTAAAATCTACAATCGCAAACAATTCCTGCACTGTCGGCAATCGCCAATCTTTATGTCCGGCAAAACCAAACTGTCCACATCCATTTATGGCCTCCCTCCACTCCTGCGGCTCTACACTGTAGTCCTGTGGATCACGCAACCACATTAGTCCCGTCGTCGTGTCCGTCACCGTACTATTATTATTAATATATTTTTTATTATTTACTTTATTAGTTTTTACATTTTTCGTTTTTCCGAGAGACAATGTTTTAAATACTTTTTCAATTCTATCACTTCTTAATTTGTCCAGAATCTTTAAAATATTTTCATTAGTTTCTCTAACGCTATGACGAATTTGTTTCGATTGAACAATTAACATACATATATAATCCAAAATATTTAATGTTCTTGTCCCTCCATTATTCCATTTCTTAAAGTCAATTACCCCCATTTCAATTATTTCAGTCAAATTTATTTTTTTATTTTCCATTTTTCCTCCAAATTTTATTTCACAGTGCAAGACGGGCAATTGGCTTGCAACGGAATTACGTTTAATACGAAAAACATTGCCGAAATGTTTCTATAACCCGTCAGACTTCCACGCCACCGCCGTTCGCATAACAGAGTGATATAACTTGATATACGGAAACCGAAATCAAGCCTACTCCATCATACTAGCACTGCTGATAGACACCATTTATGGTTCGCCCAATATAAACACCACCTTGGACAATCCAGGTTACTTTATCACCATTCTTAACCATCTGTGCCCATTTTGACAAATTACCATTCTTGTCTTTTCTAACAGGATTCTGTCTCATAAAACGATAACCCATAAAATCATAGGCCTTAACGTTTCCACTAGCAAAATACTTAGCCGGTTTTCCATAAAATATCGTTGCGTCGCTATACAATGATTTTTCAGCATCAAGTGAAAGTATCGCTATATCACTTGGAGCTTTTTTATCATTAAGCGGCAAATTAGTTTGCGGCTCCAAATCAGCATATGATTTAAAAATTACATCATTTATACTTTTCATAAGTATTTCACCAGGCTTAAAATTAGCATACCATGTTCCATCACTTCCCTTAATACTTGGCAATCCTATGAAATCATCTTTGTTGCCAGTTCCCTCGACAATTCTGAAACCCTTCACAAGTGTATCACCAATTGTTATGTCAGCAAATGCTTTAATTTTTCCGCTTGTATGCGGAACCATTCTTCTTACTTTAATTTCCATTTCTTCCTCCTATTTTGTTCATCCTTCAACTCATACGCTTCAGGCATTGACATTAACTCTCCAGATTCAATGTCTTTACTATCAAATTCACCATTCATCATCATTTCTTCAGCAGCGTCCGCACTATCAGCTTCAATCACGATAGACCTCTGTTCTTCCCATTGAACTTTAAATTCCATTTTTCATTCCTCGTATTACAGATACAGAATAACCGATGACTATAACAATAGCTAATGTGTACATAACATCAACCACAATCAACCACGTTGGATACCTTAATAACAACTCAAAAATCAATTTTTGAATGTAAAGCATTTTCCTCCTATGTTTCAATCATTTCTAACCCACCAATATCATGTAATTCCCGTTCATGTATTTCCTTTATAATTTCATCTCTTTTAATAAAAACATTTATAAAAGTAGGATAGTGTGAACACGGCGAAAAACCAGAAATCATCGGAATTTTATTGTCTTCCATATAAGAAATTTTCTTACTTAACATTTTTTCAACATTTTCTAAATGTTTTAATGTCATGTTCTTTATTTTCTTAACAGTGCCGTCTTTTGTAACCCATGTTTCTTTTTTCATCTTATCTATCCTGCCATATTTTTACCACGTGGTTTCCAGAAAATTCTATAACTATGAAGATTCTCCAATATATTCAAAGCTTCATCCCTGTACTGCCTTAAATAAGTTTTTTTTGTTTCCCATCTCTGAGCAACCTGGTTAATTACAACTTTATTATCACCGTATATGATAAGGTCTATTTTTGGATAATATTCTTTTTTAAGAACCTTTAATCCTTTAATAAGACCATTATATTCGGCAGCTGGCACTGTCATATCATCAAGCGCTATGGTTTCTCTTCTCACCATTTTTCCAGCCTGTAATCTATAACTACATGAAGTCCCTGACGAGTTTTTATTACCATCAAAATACATTATAATATTCATTCAACCTCCTTCACAATTACAATATTATTAAGTTTCAATGTGTTTTCTATATTAATTATTCTTTCTTTGTTTTCTCTAGCTATCATAAGTAACACAATAATTGTAAGCATACATAAAAATTCATAAAGTTTCATCTTAGATTTTCTTCCTTTAATTCTTCTATTACTTCTTTTTCACATTTTACGAATAATTTGGTCAAGCCTTTATCTCTCGTAGCAAACTGAAAAGCAATCAATCTGTTTATTTCATCTTCAGACTGGTTTATTTTTCCCATATTCCACAGGATTTTTGACCTTATGAACCTCTTCATGTCTGCCTCATTTATATCTTCATTCATCCAATAATCATATGTGAAATGATCTTTCATTTTTTTCTCCATCTTATAGTTAATTCCGAACCAATCCAATAGATAGATATATATGGATCGTATTTCACAATCCACGGTATCAATCCAAAATCAACGTATGAATCATCAACAAAGTACATATAATCTTTAATTATTGTAAAATTCGCAAGCTGTTTGCTGATACAAAACAGCAACATTAACACACAAATCATTACTACTATAAAATAAATAAAAATCATTTATCCTCCTTGGCTAGTTCTTTCAGTTTTTTTTCCATTTCTTTAATTTCTTTCTTGGCAACATATCGGCAATATATGATGTCCAATACAATAAAACCGATAAGCACGAGTACTATGAACAAAGCATTTACTACATTAATCATGTCAATCCTCCTTTATATGTTTTGGACATTTCAACATAACAGTTACGCATTTCTTAAAGAACTCCAATAACCTGTAAGCATCACATCGTTCTGTGTGTTTTCCATTCGGTTTATGACAAATGCAATCTTTTTCATTACCTCTCATGCATCGAGTTTTAACCTCTTCCATGTCGGACAATTTTTAATATTACATTTACTATTATTATTGATACCACAAGTGTTATCAAAACAATCTAAATTGGAACAAATACCTTTTAATGCTTTAAAACTTATCAACATTTTCTGTGAATTTGTTTTTGCGCTTTTTAAATCCATACCTTGATTCATTGACACAGACACTAATTCGTCAAGAAGTTTATCTATCTTAGATCTGATATTACTTTTACTTTTCTTCATTTTTTGATTTCTCCACTGGGCTTAAGCCGCCCCAGAGTCCTTCTACATAGTCAGGTTTATTATTCGTAAAACCCATAAATTTGCCATTTCTTATTGTGGCAATAAGATCAGCACCGCATTCGCAATGATTTTTACAACACATATCCATATCATCTATATGATATGCAACGCCAATGGAGTCGCCTTCTTTTATATCAACCATAGCACACTCAAATAGTTTTGTTTGCGAATAAGTCTCTTTACCACACTTTGGACATCTTCCTGTAAAGTCATCATACATTCCCATTTTCTTTTTCCTTGTCCCATTTTTCCCAGCATTTTTCTTTTGTTTTAAAACTACTGCAATCGGCAAACAGTCCAAATTCGCATTCATCCCAATTCGGTTTTTTAATACCAGTGGTTTGCGCCCAATGAGCAGGACAAGTATATTTTCTCATCTCGCTTCCTTTTGGGAAAGACTTTCCCATAAGCCAGTCTTTATATGGCATGCCACCGAAATCTGATAATTTAACCTCATCATTGGATCCTATTGTTATTCCAGGATTGCATTCAAATACTCTTTTAATCTTTTCTTTCGAAAGTATTTTCGTTTCAAATTTTTCATACGTATGATTATATTTAAAACAACCAGTTCCTCCGCATCTGTGGCATACAACCGCGGCGCCATCTTGTTCACCAAATCCTATATAAAGTCCAGTTCCATCACACTCATCGCAAATTTCATTAACCGTAAATATTTTTTTCATTTTATTTCTCCTTTTCGATTATAACATCTCTTATCATATCAGAAATTGATATAGTTAATTCAGACAGTGCGTTATGCGAATCTTTTCCACAATTCCATAAACTACTACTATGTATTATACCAGCTATTTTTTCGTCCATATCGAGAAGTTTAGTAAGCGTCAATTGCTGTTTTTCACATTGTTTCTCACACTTGATATCAGCATACATAAGCAATAATATCATTACCACAGTTACTGCAATAGTAATATAAATCATTTATCCTCCTAATTAACAGCTTCCTCTTTCACCATTACCAAACACTATCTCATCGCACTTATTATCTTCGATACGGGCACTTAAAATCTGCTTGCCAGTTTCTTTAGATAATATAAAGAGTTTTTTCATAAAATGTTTTTCCATTTTTTCATCTTTTATCATCTGAGCAAAAGATAAACCTTGTTGACATTCAATAACCTTCTCACATGTTTTACAAACATGCCATATTTTGCCAGTAATATTCGGATCTGGTATTACTACTGTTCCTTCTTCTTCTCCGCAATAATCACATTTCATTATTTTCTCCTATGTTTATCAGCATATTTTTTTGCTGTCATCGTTCCGGCATAATTTAATAAAAAGTGAGCATTACTTTTCTCATTTTTCAAAGCCGCTTTATATGATTTCAAATTCATATATTCTTTAGAATCATATTTGAAATGAGAAGTTCTTCCATAGCTGTCAACCACAGCGCGAACATAAGCAAGCTCTCTTTTTCTTCTATCGGTATAAATATAATCTCTAGCTTTCATAACTTTCATATCTTGGCCTTAGACTGTTTACTATTATTGTAATGTTTATTTAATCTGCGTGTTTTTCGTAAAACAGCCATTTGTTTTTCAAATATCTTTTTAAAATCATAAGACTGATCAATAACTTTTATTACAAACTTGCGTAAAGATTTCGGTGTTGGTTTGCCAACGCAAAAATATCCAAGTTCAAACTTCCAATCTAAAATTTGATTTGTTAATTTTTTGTTTTCCGCTTTCAGTTTCTTAATTGTTTGTTTGTCAGTCATTATTTCTCCTATTCATACGTCTTTAATCGTCGCCAACCAATCATAAATTGTTTTTCGTTTCATTACGCTCATTGAGTGATTTTATCTTTTCAGCCACGGCCTTCAAAAACATCCAGTCGTCATAATCATAAATAGCTGATAATCCGCTAAAATTACATTCGTCAAACTTTCCGTCAACAATAATTATTTCTGCCTCTAAAAGTTTTCCACCATCGTCCTCTAAAAGATACTTTTCTATTACTACTTTTTCACATTTCATTTTTTACACTCCTTTTTTTTTCTCTGCGTTTTTTTGCTTTCTCTTTCTCGTATTCTTCTATATTTTGCTGACGTATATCCTCGTAACACTCACTACATATACAAACATTTTTGTTTCCTGAAATAATCATTTTGCTTTTACCATAATCTAATAACGCCAAACATCTTTCACATATCATTTCACCTCCTCGTATTCGACGAGTGCATTTTTCATATCCCCATATAAGGCATATTCTTTTTTAATAAATCCATTAACATCCATGCAGGCGACTATTGCTTTCAATAACAAAACCAATTTCGTAGACTTTACATGCTCGGCTGTTAGCTTCGCCTTGAGGTCTGCAATTTCTTCTCTTAATTGCACCTTGTACATATCACTCATTTTTCTGCCTCGTATTCGGCGAGTGCTTTCTCCGCTGTTGTATTCAGCCCGCAGATTGTCATATCGTTTTTTGTGTGTGCATATAATCCCCTTAACGCCTCTGCCAATTTTGCAGACTTCCACCACTCCACTTTTACCTGTTCAAGCCTTATTCCCTGACCTACCATTTCTGCCCATTGGTTTAACACATCAATCGCCTCTTTATTTTGTGAGTTAGGCTCGCCGTACTCTTTGACGAGTTTCGCTAAACTGTGAAATAATCTCCACGGCTTATTTGACAATTCCCAAGTTTCGTCAATTAAAAATTCTATTTTATCAGATAACTTCGCAGACTTCGTACGCTCGGCTTTAAGGTCTTTGGTTAAGGCAATTACAATCCTATCCACATCGCTGCACACCCCATCACACTTCTTGTCACATTTCTTTTGTTTATCAACAAGCTGTTTCTTGAGTTCAGCGATTTCTTCCTTGGCTTTCCGTAAAGAATAATAGTTTACTTGCCGAAAATCGCCCATCTTTGCGTCGTTCATATTTTTTACATTTTTATAATCACTCATCTCACCCTCCTTCTTGTCTTTTTTAATATTTTTCTCACTTTTTTTAGTTCTTCTTCACATTGATATTTAGAAAATCCAGTTAAAAGCAATCCACATTTACACTGTATTGAATATCCATAACAATCCTGTCCCAAATATTCTATTGCTCTTTTTAATTTTTTATTTGGATGATTACATTTCATCTCACTTACTCCCTTTTATCTCAAACTCAATGGGTATAATAGTTTTTTCATTATCATATTCTACTTTTTCGTTTTCATCATAGTAGTCTTCTATTATCTCAATCCCCGTGTTGTCTTCGGTTTCTTTTACATATGTTATTATTTTCTTTACTTCTTTTATCGAATCAGCAGGAATTAAATATCTGCGCCATACTGTTTTCTTTATCCATAGCTCTTTCATCTCAATAACATCCCTCTTAATATAAATCCTGTCACTGTTCCGCCTGCGAATCCAAAAATTACCCCAGACCAATAATAAAATTCTTCTTTTTTCATTTCACTCTTCTCCTTTTAGTATCGCCTCAGATATCTCTTTTGACAAACTTTTAGCAACTGTATAGATTATCCTGTCGTCTATTATACTAAATATTGCATCCTCGCTTGCCTTCTCGCGGATTGCTTTGAGCTGTGATTGGAGTTCATCTTGTTGTTCATTTAATTTCACATATTCTTTCCACGAACTATCTTGACAATTCTTATATTTCTTTCTCAGCTCTGCAATCTTTATCTTTAGCCTGTCGTTCTCACTGTCAAGCTGTTTGATTGTATTACGGTCATTATCCTCGTTTCTTTCCCGCAATTCCTCGCTATAATCAAAGTGCTCTTTCTCTTTTTTAAGCTGTGAGCGAAGTTCTTTTACTTTTTCTTCAGCATCCATCCACGTCTTTGTCTCGGTTGTAATAGTTATAGTATCACGTTTTCTAATAGCGGATAACGTTTCAGATACATCACCATTGATTTTCTTTAACTCCACAACCTCCGCCTTCAACCGCTCAATCTCCTCATCTTTTTTTCTCAACTCGCCCAAGTAAAATATATCATTTTTCATTTAACCTCCCTTAATTTTTCAACAGCACTATGCAAATTCCTCAATGCTCGCTGCAAATTATCTTCTGTTATATATTTAGGACTGAACCATAACTTTTCATCGTCTGCTTGTTTATCCACAAGTTTTAGCACCGTCTTAATCTCTTCGTCCTTTTTTCTTAACTCGCCCAAATAATTCATGTTTTTTTTCATTTTTCCTCCTCGTACTGCTTGCCGATTATTTCGCCTTGGCTTGCTCTCCATCCACGAAAACAAACTTGAGTGAAATCAATTTCTATATTAAGCATTTCTAAATATCCATCCTTTTTTTGATTTCTAACAACCCATATATCTCCCCCCCGTGACATTATGTCGCCAACCAGAATTGAGCCGAATATCTCAACGCCGTTTTTGTCGGGCTGACCCGTGGACATTCCAACGCTTTCAGGAATTACTTCAATTATATCTATACATTCGTCTAAATTTTCCCAACTATCAAAATCTATACTTGAAAAAACGCCTATATATGTTATTGAAGAACCATCTTTCTTGAAAAAAGCATTATCTATTAAACTTCCCTTAACCCACTTTTTATTATCCTTCCGTTTGCCTCTAAATTTCATAATTTACCTCCCGTTTTTTTACTCAATGTTTTATTATATTTTATCAACACGACACAAAACCAAATTACCACTGCAACCCGAATCCCCATAAGCTAAATCACTTCCGCCATTTTCTTTGTAATATTTCATAAGTCTATAAACACCTATAAAATTATCTTTGTTTACTAAAGCATATTCATTTTTTTTCTCTAAATTGTGTTTTTTTCTATACTCAACCCATTTTTTAAATCTAACATATCCTAAATCTAATCCAGCACAATATAAATAATAATCTTTTTTTACTCTTGGAAATCCATATTTTTTTGACAAACACCGTGATTCAAAAAATTCTATAATCTTCTTCATAATTTACTCCCCAACTTCTTCGCTATCGCCTGCGCGAAATCTTTTTTTACTTCTTTTTTAGCCCATTTTTTGTAATTGTCAGAAATGTCAGGATGGTTATTTTTTTGCCAATCTCGTATATCAGGTAATCCAAATTTTTTTTGACAAACAGGACAATATTTATCATACCAGCCGACCATTTTCCCACACTTCAAACAAACACTATAACTCATTTTATGCCTTCCGTCCATATAATATTACCGTCTTTGCCGTGCAATCTCCATGTTTTACCGTTATAGCTAGGCACCAATCCTTTTTCCCACAGTTTCATAACCGACGAAAAATCATAATCATATTTAATATCAAAAAATGATAATATATATGCCTTGACCAAATACCAGACCGAATACCTGGCCGCCACCCCTACCGAATACCCGACCGAATCCCCGACTGTTTCCTCGACTGAATGCCAGACTGAATCCCTGACCGAATTCCCAACCGAATCCTCAACCGAATTCCAGACAGAATCCTCGACTGAATCTCTGACTAAATTCCAGACCGAATTCCCAACCGAATCCTCAACCGAATTCCAGACAGAATCCTCGACTGAATCTCTGACCGAATACCACTCTTTTAATAATTTCAAATCTGCCTTTGTTGCCCTTACCGCCTTCCTATCTGTAAACGGATTGATAATCGGCTTGATAATCAGCTCCGGCACGATAGTTTTGAAATCCAGTTTTTGGCACCATCTCACAACCGCCTCGATGTCATCGTTAGTATTAAGCTGGTCAACCGTAAACTTTTTAGTCAGCGGATTATATTCATACTTATTTAACACATCCTCGCGCTTGCCTTTATAGCCGTAAAAATCCGCAATAGATGTATGGCTATCTGGCTCATAATCTGATTGCTCATCCTTAAGCTTCTTGCGCTGTTCTGCGTTAAAATACAATCGTTTTCCTTTGCCGTCCGTGCATAAACTAAAAAAATTACACATTATTTTCCCTCCTCATACTGCTTGCCGGTTATTTCATCCATAGCTCCGTATATATCTTCCCACTCATCTTTTTCATAGTGAATAAGGAATTTACTACCAAGAAATATAACTTTGCCGTCTTGGTCATTTACAATATCCCCGCCTCTGCTCATTTTTCCATTGATAGGAATTGAGCCGAATATCTCAACACCGTTTTTGTCGGGCTGACCCGCGGACATTCCGACGGATTCTGGCACAACTTCATAATCGGCGAAATGGGTGATTGCTACTCTTTCCTGAATAAAATGTGTATCATCAGGAGCAACACGAAAATATCCCCAATGCCAGTTTTTATCTCTTTTTGAGAATCCCCGAAATTTAATTTCTCTTGACATTTTTATTCCTCCTACTCGCTCGCTATCACGGCACTAATTTATTTATATCTTCTATAATCCTTTCTAAATCTCCAACCCCATTGATACCCTCTATATTTTCAAAAATCATTAAAGCATTTTTCAAGACATTCACAACATCAAGCTCACATGCTTTCAGACGGGCTATCTCGGCGTCCTTCTCCGCAAGCTGTTTGTCTCTAAATCTTCTATCAATTGTTATGATATATCTCGCTATATCTTCATATCTTATATCCATTGTTCCAACAGTGAAATAATCAAATAATGTTTCAGCTAATTTTGTCTCTTCCTCTGTAATTTTATCTTCCATTCCTTCCTACTCTGACGGGCCGAACGTAGAACGCACCGGTCTTACCGCTGTTGTCCACGTAGCCGTTACCGCAGACCACGACCATGGCGCCGCCAGTATCCGGCACGTAATCCGTTGTCGTCCAATACCAATACTCTGGGCAAATGAAAACATCATCAATCAACGGAAATACTTTCTTCGTAAAATCTACAATCCCAAACAATTCCTGCACTGTCGGCAGTCGCCAA